AATGCTAAGGTTTATCAACTTGGCAGAGGTTCAACCCCAAGCAGCAAAGATAACACGGGAACGTCAAATTCTGTTCTGAAAGAGTATGAGTTTATTGATATTTTCCCAACCAATGTTTCTCAAATTGATCTTTCCTATGATTCTTCAGATACAATTGAAGAATTTACTGTTGAGTTCCAAGTTCAGTCATTCTCATATACCGGACAAGGCACTCCAAACGGTTAATAAATAGTCTAAAGATCAAATTCAGAACTATAAATTATGGCAAAATTATTTGGATTCTCTCTTGAGGATACTGAACCATTAGCACCCACTGCGGTTTCCCCCGTTCCTCCCAACAATGAGGACGGGGTTAGCCATTACGCAAGCAGTGGGTTTTTTGGTTCATATGTTGATCTTGAAGGTGTATATAGAACCGAATTTGAATTAATTAAAAGATATCGTGAAATGTCTCTTCATCCTGAAGTTGACAGTGCAATTGAAGATATTGTAAATGAAGCAATTGTCTCAGATACAAACGATACTCCAATTCAAATTGATTTAGATAATCTTAATGCAAGTGATGGTATTAAGAAGAAGATTAGATCAGAATTTAAATATATCTTAGATCTTTTAGATTTTGATAAGAAATCACACGAAATCTATAGAAACTGGTATATTGATGGTAGATTATACTACCACAAAATTATTGATTTAAAAAATCCTCATGAAGGAATTCAAGAACTTCGTTACATAGACGCATCAAAAATGCGTTATGTTAGGCAGCAAAAAAAGAAGCCAGGAGATAAATTATCAAGTATTCAAAGGATTACTACAGATAATCCTATGGATTATGAGTTTCCAGAACTTGAAGAATACTTTATTTACAATCCAAGATCAATTTACCCATCTTCAAATCCATCTCAAACTGGTGCAAGTCAGGGTATTAAAATTGCAAAGGATGCAATTACTTACTGCACTTCAGGTCTTGTAGATAGAAATAAAGGTCATACGCTCTCATATCTTCATAAAGCAATCAAGGCACTCAATCAACTGAGAATGATTGAGGATTCTTTGGTTATCTATCGTTTGTCAAGAGCACCTGAAAGAAGAATTTTCTACATTGATGTGGGCAATCTTCCTAAGGTAAAAGCAGAACAATATCTTCGTGATGTTATGATGCGTTATCGTAACAAATTGGTATATGATGCAAACACGGGTGAGATCCGTGATGACAAAAAATACATGGCAATGTTAGAGGATTTCTGGCTTCCAAGAAGAGAAGGTGGTAGAGGAACCGAAATCACCACACTTCCAGGTGGTCAAAATCTTGGAGAAATTACAGATATTGAATATTTCAAAAAGAAATTATATAGAGCTTTAAATGTACCACCATCAAGAATGGATGGAGAAGGTGGGTTTAATCTTGGTCGTTCATCAGAAATCTTAAGAGACGAATTGAAATTTACAAAATTTGTTGGTCGTCTTAGAAAGAGATTCTCAAATATGTTTAATGATATGCTGAGAACTCAATTGATTCTCAAAAATATTATTACTCCTGAAGATTGGGAGGTCATGAGTGAGCATATTCAATATGATTTCTTATATGATAATCACTTTGCTGAACTTAAAGATGCAGAGTTGATGAATGAAAGACTCAGTATGGTAGGTGCTGCAGAACCATATGTTGGTAAGTATTTCTCTCAGGATTATGTAAGACGTAAGATTCTTCGTCAGACTGATGAAGAAATTATTGAGCAAAATAAGATTATTGAAAAGGAAATCAAAGACGGAATTATTCCAGATCCAAATGCACCGGTTGACCCAGAAACAGGGGCTCCTTTAGATCAATCAGCACAAATGGATCTTGGTGCTCCCGTTATGGAACCAAATTTAGAATCTCAGGGAAAAGCAACAGAGGCACCAGAGATGCCCAAGGGTGGGGAGATATAAATATTCCTAGTTAATCATTTATGGATTAAAATGGAAGAACTTTTAGATATGATTGTTACTGATGAGTCCCCATCGCAAATTAGTGACAAAATCAAAGAATTACTTTTTGCAAAATCTTCGGAAAGAGTTGATGCTCTCAGACCAATGGTTTCATCAAGTTTATTTGATGATGAGACTGCTGAAGATTGAGAGTATTTATAAATAACTAACAAAGTGTATTTAAAAAATAATGGCGCATAATACCGTAGGGGTAAATTCTTCATTTGCTATCAGTGGAACTTCTGCACAATCTGCTGCAGCTACTCATCAATCTGAATTTGTGAGGTTTGTTGCCGTTGGTGCATCTGCACACGTTGCTATTGGAACCAACCCAACAGCAACTGCACAAAACTATTATATTCCCTCGGGTGGTGTTGAAGTTCTTTCTATCGGTAGACCAACTTCTCAAAGAGTTGTTGGTATTACTACAGGAACTAGCACAGTTTTGAATTTCCCCGAAGGAACTGGTTCACAATTTGCTGTCGGTGATGCAGTTTCTTTGACAGTTACGAATCAACCAAACTTTAACTTCACTCACAAAATTGTTAGTGCAATTGACACTTCAACTAATGTGGGTGGATTCTACGGAACAAAAATTACTGTAGATCATAATTCTTCAGCAGTAACTGATACCTTTACTTCACCATGGGCTGAACTGAGAAGTTCTTTCAAAGTTGCAGCACTTGGATCAGGTTCAGGTACAATTCACTTCCAACAAGTTCAAATCGCAGGAAACGCCTAAAATGAAACTTATCACAGAAGAAATTGAATCAGTAGAAGTTATTACCGAAACAGTAAACGGTAAAAAAACACTCTACATTCAAGGTCCTTTCCTCCAAACCGAACAACAGAATCGTAACGGTAGAGTATACCGCAGATCTGTAATGGAACGTGAGGTCAAGAGATACTCCGATTCTTATATTGATAAGGGGCGTGCTCTTGGTGAGTTAGGTCATCCAGATGGACCAACTGTAAATCTGGATCGTGTTTCTCACAAGATTGTTTCTTTAACACAAGAAGGAAACAATTTCATTGGTAAAGCACAGATTCTTTCTACCCCTATGGGTAAGATTGCAGAATCACTTCTGAAAGAAGGAGTAACTCTTGGGGTTTCTTCTCGTGGTATTGGTTCAGTATCCAGACATCGTGATGGATACATGGAAGTCGGTGAAGATTTCATGTTAGCAACTGCTGCTGATATCGTCGCTGATCCTTCTGCACCTGATGCATTTGTTCAGGGAATTATGGAAGGTAAAGAGTGGGTTTGGGAAGGATCCATTCTGCGTGAAAAGCAAGCACATCAAATACAAAAACGCATCAATACTTTGGTAGATCAAAGGAGACTTGATGAGCAGAAATTAAATCTGTTCAATGAGTTCATAAATAACCTTTGATTTATTAAATATCTTAATTTATAAATAAATATAGATTTACTACAGGAAAATCGGAGAGTTCAAATGTCTCGTGGCAAACAATTACAAGAAATGGAAGTAGGCACTAAGCAATCCAAGACTGCTGTCAACGCTGGCGCAAAAGCAGCAGATCCCATGCCTTCACTTTCAGGAGCAACACCAGGTCAAACTGGTAGCTGGGAAGATTTAGGTGGACCTACACCAGACAATTATAAAGTAGATGATGATTCAGCAAAGTTGAAGACTCCAGGCGGAACTCTCAAGCAGGTTCGTGATGTTGTAAATAAGGGAGCAAAAGCTGCTGACCCTATGAAGGCTATGAAGGAAGAGGAAGAGATTGAAGAGGAAGAGATCATCTCCGAAGAGGAAGAAGTTGAAGAGGAAGATCTTGAGGAAGTAGAAGAGGGTGAAGAGGGTGAAGAGGAAGATCTTGAGGAAGAAGTTGTTGAATATGACATTGAAGAGGATGTAAATGCTCTTCTCGGTGGTGAAGAACTTTCTGAAGAGTTTAAAGAAAGAGCAAAAACCATCTTTGAGGCAGCGATTAGTTCTAAAGTCGCTAGCATCAAAGAAGAGCTTGAGCAAGCATATGCTGCTGCCCTCTCTGAAGAAGTAGAGGAAGTAAAAGCAGCACTTGCTGAGCGTGTTGACTCCTATCTGGAGTACGTCGCTGACGAGTGGTTCCAAGAGAACGCACTCGCTGTTGAAACCGGTCTTAAGACCGAAATGACTGAATCCTTCATGTCTGGTATGAAGGGTCTTTTTGAAGCACATTATGTATCAATCCCTGAAGATAAATATGATGTTCTTGAGAGCATGGTAGAAAAACTTGATGAAATGGAGACAAAACTCAACGAGCAAATTGAGAAAAACGTTTCCCTTAACAAGCGTCTCGCAGAGTCGGTTGCTGAAGGAATCTTAGATCAAGTCTCTGAAGGTCTTGCACAGACTCAGAAAGAGAAACTCGCTTCACTTGCCGAAAGTG